CTCTTAAATTAAAGAATTCTACCTCAACTCCTGTTTTAGGAATGAATAATGAAGAGTTTACAGCTATAGAAGGAAGTTTAAATAGTCTTAATAATTTACCTGATATAGATATACCAGAAATATCGGACCCTTTTGCTCATCTACCTGATATAGATGTACCAGGAACATCGGATCCTTTTGCTTATCTTCCTGATATAGATATTCCAAATATTAAAATAATAAAAGCTCTATCAGAAGAAGATCCTGGAGAAGCCCCTGTTATAACACCAGAATTAAGAGAAGGTATCTTACCTATAGCAGAGATTATTAAAGATCCTTCTTATGAGAAATATGTAATTTTGAATCAAGCTAAAGGAGAAACTATTAAAGTTAGTAAGGAAGTCTTTGAAAGTATGCCTTTAGGAGCAAGAATCGAAACTTTAAAGCATTTAAATAATTGTTAATATGTCTTGTCTTAACATATCACATCCAGATTTTCAAAAATTATTAAAGGAAACTAATATTCCATCAGACCTTCTTGCAGGAATAGTTAACGAATTAGTTAACTCAGGACAAGCTACTCTTTTTCCAACAGCCAAACAAATAAAGGATTATTTAAATAAAGGAAACGTAATAAAAGAGAATCCACAACAGGCTAAGAAAAGCATACTGAAAAAAGTAAATGCTAATGCTAAAGGATTTATTAATCCACAGCGTTACGGAGAAGTTTTAAAATTAGTAGGAGATTATAATAAATCAATGGGATATAAAGCCTTAGCTTTAAAACAAGCTATTCCCGCTCCTGGAAAACAATTAGGGGATTATTATATTACTGTAGAAGCTCCGCAATTTCAATTAGAATCTTTGGAAAAAAAAGGTCCTAATCAAACTTTAAATAATTTATTGGAATCCTGGGCAATAAATAATGGAATTGCTATTGAGGATATTAGAGAACTTTCTAAAAGATTTTCTAGTATTGGTGATGTCTTTGAGGGAGCCGCTGGAGTAGCGATGATGCTCGACAAAATAATAGGTATAGATCCTACTAAAGAAAAGTTGGATACTATGGCAGAGGAGGTAGCCCATTTTGCTATTGCCTTTATGTCAAAAGATCCTTCTGTAAAAAAAGCTTTAGATACTGTAGTAAATACTGAAGAATACACAACAGTTAAGGAAGATTATAAAAATGTTTATACTAAAGAAAGTCAGTTTAGAAAAGAAGCTTTGGGTAAAATATTGGCTAAAGTTATTGTAACTAATTTCCAAGAAAATAATAATAATAAAGGAATCTTAGCTTATCTAAAAGCTATTTTTAATAGATTTTGGAGAAAGATTAGTAGTATTAAGAAAGATCAAAAAGCTGTTGATAGTATTAAAAAAGAAATGCTTCCTATAGCAGAATCTATTTTAAAAGGAGAGACTATAGAAGATGCTATAGTAGAAGATTCTACTAATTATTTCCAACTAACAGAAGATTATAGTTATCCTGGAGGTGTAGGAGAAGAGGCTGATAAAAAACAAAAAATAACTTTTTTAAATAAAGCTGTTGAGCAGATGGAAAATAGATTAGCGGATCTATTAAAACAGTCTAAAAGTAAAAAGGCTACAGAATTCTTAGCATTGCAAACGAAAACTTTAAAAGATAAAATCAATAAAAGTCAGTTTGATGCAGCTGTTTTAAATGTACTCCAAACCGCTTCTGCAGAACTCAAGCAATTAGAAAATATTTTTGAAAAATATAAAAATAACAATAAATTACTACCTGCAGATATTTCTAATATGATAGAAAATTTTACTATCATGTATAGCGTACTTTTTAATGATTTTGGTAATGAGTTGAAGAATCAAACATTAGAAGGTATAGAAAGTATAGAAAATTTTAATCTAAAATTCGAGATAGAAGAAATTCAAAAAAGAATTAATAATATTAATACAGAAAATCGTAAACACATTAAACAAATCAGAATCAATGCTTTAAAAAGAGCTAATACTGATGCTGCTGGTAATATTATAGACCCTGATTTTGATCCTGAGGCAGAAGATGTAATAGTCGATGAAGATGCTTCTTGGTGGAGATTTTACGTAGGAAATTACAAATTTGCTAAAAGTAGTGTAATCCGAGCAGTCCATAAACTTATATCAGATTCTATTAAAAAAGTAAGAAGATATGCCGTAGGAGTTTCTAATGAATTACTGCAGGCACAAGCAGAACTTGAGGCGGCTGGGTACAAAGTAGAAGATTTAGTTGAGTTAGGTGAAAATGGGGTACCTTCTCAATACTTAATTAGAGAAAAGGATTATTCTGGATATTTTGAGAAACTTAGAAAAGTTCAAGAAAGTTTAGCTAAAACTCTTGGAGCAGAAGATTTTTCTGAAATAAACAAAGCCAGTTTGTCTCCATCAGAACTTAAAGTATACAAAGAAACTTTTGAAAAGTTTTTTGATGAAAATACTATTAAAGTAAAGGATAGTAATGGTAATACAATAGTAATGCCAAAAGCAGAAAATCCTAGATTTAAAGAATTGATGAAAGTTCCTGCAGTAAAAAATTATTATGACTTATTATTAAGTAAGATTAAGGAGGCTACAGATAAATTACCTGCAGAATATAGGACAGAGAGTGCTTATTACAAAATTCCAGGAATTAGAAAACAATTCTTGGAAAGAATGACTACTCAAAATAAATCATTCTTAGAAAAAATTAAAGATGTTACAACAGAAGGATTTAAAGAAGTAGTAAGTAGAGACGAGGATGATACTCAATTTGGGGATTTGAGGCAACTTAACAATAGAGTTATTCCTATCTTTTTTACAAGAAGACTATCAGATCCAAATAATCTTTCTTTAGATTTAACTAGAAGTGTTACTATTTTTGCAGAAATGGCTGAGAATTTTAAACAAATGAATGTTCTAGGGCCAGAGCTTCTGACAGTTCAAAAAGGTATTGCAGAGACTAAATATAGGAAGGGAAAAATAAAACCCACAACAGTTTCTGGAAGTCAATCCATTGATTATAAAATTCTTGATGTACTTATAGATCAATATGTATATGGAGTAGCTAAAAAAGATATTGAAATCAAAATTGGAAATAAAATATTTTCTGCTAGTAAAATAGTAGACAAACTTACTAACTATATTAGAACTAATAACTTGGCCATGAACTTGATAACATCTGTTTCTGGTTATTTAAAAGGTTCTATAGATTCTATAATAGAAGATCAAGTGGGGATTTACTCTACTAATGAGAGTAAGCAATGGGCAAGAATAGAGTATATAAAAAATCTTGCAGAAGTTAGTACAGAAATTTTATCCCATCAAAAGAACAATAAAATGCACTTACTTCTACAATTAGGAAATGTTGTAGAATTATCGAAAACTTTAAAAAATACAAATAAGTCAAAATTTATTTCAGAAGCTATTTCTAAAGATATGCTGTTCTTAAATTATAAAACAGTTGATTATGCTATTAAAGGAAGAGTTACTTTATCTATTTTAGATAATAATAGACTTTATAATGGAAATTTTGTTAATAAATTAGAATTTACAAAACTAAAAGAGAAAGAAGGAGTAGATAAAAAAGTTATAGATTCTGAATGGAGTAAGTTAAGAGATAAAAGTTTCTATAATGCATTTGAAGTAGTTAACAAAAAACTTCAAGTTAAACCAGAATTTAGTCAATATGTTACAGAAGGTATTCAAAATAAAATCTTTTCACAAGTAGAGCACGTTACTAATTTAGTAGACGGTACTATAAGTGAAACTGATAAAGGAGCTCTTAGCAGAACAGTAGCGGGGGATTTTCCTCTAATGCACAGAGGATGGTTTATCAATTTGATAGATACTAGATTTAAAAAAGAACGAGTAGTGTATACTACAGGTCAAACAGAAATAGGTATTTATAATGCTACTTTTGGTAAATTGATTTGGCAAAATTATTTAGTAGACGGGATATGGAATCAAAAAAATCCTCTTGCTTTTATGCAGGCTTGGGCAAATTTAAATGATGTAGAAAAGAGAGCTGCCAAAAAGGCAGGATTAGATTTCTTATTCTTGACACTTATTTCGATATTATCAGGATTAGTAAATATTGCCGCAGATGACGATAAAGAAGATTTTACTATGCAACTTTTAGCATATCAAATGAATAGATTACTGTTAGAGCAGAAATCATCTTGGTCTATGCAAGAAACACTGGAAATGATCGACGAACCAGTAGTAGGAGTAAAGACTATTAAAGACCTTTTGGATATTACAGAAGCTTTTAATTTTGGAGAAGTTTATGAGAGAGGTATGTACGAAGACCAATCTCATGCAGCAAAATGGTGGACTAAGAAAATACCTGCTTATAAAAATCTTTATGAACTACAATTCCCTGATCAAAAGAATAACTTCATTAAACAGGTATTAGACTCTCCTATTTATAATACTATGAAAAAAGACGAAGAAGGAGAATCTTCCTGGTTTAGTTTAGGACATATCACAGGACTTAATGTTTTGAAAAATGCTTTCAAAGATAAAGAAGTTACTGTAGATGAAGTTAAAGAAGTGGAAGATACCTATAATGCATACTAGACGCCAAATTTTTTAAATAAAAAGAGTTACCCATTTCTGAGTAACTCTTTTTATTATCACACTGTCCACAAATTCAAGTATATTTATAAATACTTTTTCCTACCCTACTATATCAATATTATATATGGACTAGTTAAATTTAGGTTCTTTAAATTTATGAGATTTTAAAATTTTATCATCAAGCTCTCTCTTAAGGATATATCTCCCATCTTCTGTCTGTTTATAATAGGTTTCTATTCCTTTATTACTATAAATCATAGCAGATTTTAAAAGATCTTTAAAAGAAGTGTCTAACTTAGACATATTAGAAATATAGATAGACCTAATTGTAGAAAGAGGACTTATTCCATATTCCATCATAGCACGTATTACTACCCAAAGTAAATCTCCTAAAGCATCTTGAATAGCTGTTAGATCTCTTTCATTTTGGGCCTCAAACAACTCTTGAAGTTCTTCCTCAATAAGTTTATAACTTAAATTCTCACGATCTCTTGTGGGAAGTTTTTTCTCTTCTTGAATAGGAGCTCCGAATAATTCACTCCATACAGTAATCATTCTTACTATATCAGATTGAATTAATTTTTCTTCTAAATCTTTTTCCATATCTCTCATATCACTACTAATGTTCATATTAATACTTCTTTAATCAATTCTTCTGGATTATATTCTGGATATTCCTCAAGTGCTTTTAATGCTAATTTCTTGGTCAAAGCATTTGTTTTCTTTTCCTCAATTTTTCTATCCTCCAATTTTGCAAATCTCTTACTATCAAAATCATGCTCTATATCTCTTCCAAATAACTGAGTGACTATAGGATAACCCTTTAAAGGATTCCTAATCTCTTCAAACACAAGGTTTATCAGCCCTCCATCAAGAGGATAATAATAAATATCTCTAATCGTCAATTCCTGATATAATTCAGGAAATGTTACATCAGGAAAATTTTGAGGATCTACTGACCAATTTACATTAATACAAACTACTTTATCTCCTATCTTCATTACCAATTAATTTTTTCGTTGTACAAATCTACCATAATCTTGTCTATATCAAGAAATACATTTTCTGGAAATTCTTTTTTCTCCCCTACATAATCCTTTAAAGCCTTAGTTTTAAATACATAATGATTTTTAGAAATATGATCTCCTAATTTACATGGGCGATCTCCTATTAAGAGAAATATAATACCAGTTTTTCTTTCATTAATTTGATTTAAGACTTCTGATACAAACTTATTCCAAGGCTTTTCATGAGAACCAGGTTCATTTTTTCTTACAGAAAGACTTAAATTTAATAAAAGAATTCCTTGTTTTGCCCAAGATTCTAGAGAAAAATCAAAATCAAAATTAAAAGTTTTGTAAGGAGAGTAGTAGGCTCGTTCTACTGCATTATAAAGTAATCCTAATGAAGAAGAGTAAAAAGAATTTGTATAAGGCTCTCCAGGACCGTATCCGCTTGAGCCTGCAAAAATATGAGGCTCAGCGGTTACAATCACAATTTTAATATCTTCCCATGCACAAGTACGAAAAGGTAAAAATACTTGACTCATTTTGGAAGGATTTACTTTTTGCATAGCATACTCTACATTAAGAAAATCTATTAATTTATCTCCATAAGGAGTTTTTAATAAATATTTCAATACAAGAGTCCAATCTTTCCCAATCTCTTTTTCCCAAAATGTTCTTCCATACTTACTCATGTCTTAATAATATTACTTTTTCTACTAAACTCTTTTAATGAGACGAATACATCTTTATCTAAAGTTTCTTTCTTTTCGTCTAAAATACTCCACACTTCCTGATCCCCTAAATCTGCTATAAATCCTATTTCAGGAGTAGATAATTCTTTCTCCCACATCTCTTTTAAAGCCAATGCTTTACTAAAAATCATAGGCAAAACAGAAATATTACCAGAAAAGAAAGAGTTTTTGAATATTTTAGTACGAGCTTCTTTAGATATTTTAGAATACTGTCCCTTTAAAATTAAATAAAAGTCATTAATATTTTCTTCAGGCACACCAATAATAACAATAAGAAAACCATCTTTCTCATAATCATCTACATAATTCTCTAAACTAGTTATAGTCTTATAGAAATTATGAAAACCAGGATCTTGGTAAGATCTGATTAATAAATGAATACAAGTATCTGTTACTACATCATTATTATATAAATAAGCATTGATGAACCTAGAGTGGAATAAAATAGTTCCAAAACTATTTTTTACTTCACATTTAAAAAATTCTTTAGGAATATTTAAAAGAGGAAATAGAAAAGTAGAGGTTTTGGTATATTTTAATACACTCATATAGAAAGTTTTAAAGGACCATTATAATATTCTTTAGGGTAGGTAAAATCACCTTTGGTTAGGTGGAAATCTAATCTATCAAAAGCCTGGTCTATTCCTTCTAAAACTTTACCGTTAGACAAAGTTCCCCCTCGAACGCCTATCATAAATACATCTGAAGGCATTTCATAAATAAGAGGGTAACTATTATTATTAATGTCTATAACGATAAATTTAAAAGGCTTTATTCCATAGCCTTTATTCATTAAACTGATAATTTCAGGATCCTGCTCTAATCCTATAGAATAAAAACTTCCTTGAAAATCATATCTGAATTTCCAAAAATTTAATGGAAAATACTCAGTAGACATGCCAAGACTTTTTATATCGCAAGGATGAATCAGTTTGTTTTTATGATCTATTCTAATTAAATCTACTTCTCCCTTACAACTATAATTTCTATAAGTAAATTGGATTACTTTTTTCTTTATAATTTCATTATCAGAAGAAGCTACTAAAAATGGTTTAATATAAGGATCAGATATGGCGGCCATTTTAGCAATTAAAGCTTGATTATATTCTAAAGCAGTGATAAGAGTTTTCCCATTACAATTCTTTAGAGCGTTGAAGTACTCAATACCACCATTTGCTTTAATATTTTTTGCTCTAGCTTCTGGTCCCCATTTTGGATTCCAATTATAAATTCCACATCCTTTAACGATTAACTCATCTAATGCCCCAGATTCTATAGTATCTTCTATTCCCTCAACTGTCACAACTTCGTGCACATATTCTATAATATCTTTAATAGAATCACTTACTGAAATCTCAGGCATTTGATAATAATTATTTTCTATATAATCAGAATCCTCTAATAACATTTCATCAAGAAGACTGCCTAATACATAATGCTTAGGATCTCTTCCAAAATCATCCTTATCTTTAGCGTCTAAATATGCTTTAGGACTTTTTAAAATTTGCTTTAGGGAACTCTGATTTATAGCTTCTATCTCTTTATATGTATTCATTATTTAATTGTTTTGATATGATATACTAATTTTCTCTCTTTTAATGTAGGTACTTCTACAAATTCATAACTTGTCTTTTTTAGAAATTCCACAGTATCTTCTGGAAGAATATTTTTCTTAATTAGTACGTCATCTAAACATTTAATCCATACCATAGCGAGATTTCCGATATCCCATCTAGGAGAATATCCTATTCTTGCAGGTTTCCAATTCAAGTACCAATTACCTGTTTTTTTGTCCTTTAATCGTTTAACATCTCCAAAATTTATTGGTACATACACAACAAGTTTAGTTTCTATAGGAGTTTCTATAGACAAATTTTCTGGAATATGTTTTTCAATATAACCATGCATAGCAGAAACTAGCGCTGCCCTAACCGTATGGTGGGCAGACGCGTAGATTCTGTTATAACCTATTTTTAAAAATTTGTTCTTACTTTGAGGTATATGTGTAATAAACTCAGGAAATTCTAATTTAATTTCACTTACCATATTACACTTTATTTACTCTGTTATTAATTATTTCTCTCATATCATCTACAGATTCAGAAAACCCTTTAAGAATCTCATCTAATTGTTTTTGAGTGATTTCCAAAGGAAGGATTTTATGTTCTTTAAGAGATTCAAAACGAGCCTTAGAGAGCATGTCAGTCAATTGTTCCTCTGTATGAGTAGCATAGTCATACTCAAAAGTAGCTGATTCTATTGGTATAATTTTTCCCTGCTTCTCGTACTCAGCAATACCAATAGGTAAATATTCAGAAGTACGTAGTTTTTGTCCATCAGTATATGGAACTGCTACAACATGCATAGGATTACATAAACATACAAGACCCACAGAACCAAAATAATTTCTACTCATAAAATTAGTAGAACCTAAGTGCAAACCTCTGGAACATGTTCTATCAGGATCAGCATCACATTCATTTCTATCAATAGTAACTGGTTGTCCTATAATAATAGTAGTACTTCCTGAATGAGCGTCAGTATAGATAGTTTGTCCTAATTCGTGAATATTTTCATTAAACTCATCAGATAAATCTTGGAGATTACCTAATTCCTTATAATCAGAACGTTTAATATTCTCTGAATCAAACCATTTATCTATAATTTGAAAAGCCTTACATTCAAGTTCATTAGAATCTAGATGTTGAAAAATAATATAATTTTTAGGAGATTTTTTCCATCCTTTGATTTTTATTATTTGGGCCGCTACAAATTCTTCAAGAATTCTGTTATTAGAAGCCTTTTTAACATTTGCATTTCTATAAGCCAAGAAATAACCAGAAGGGGTAACCACCATATGATTATTAATTAAGAACTTATACAAGTCCTCTCTACATCTTGGATCAGGATTTAATGCTAATAATCTCCAAAAATTAATTAATGATTTTAGATCTTCCTCATTTTCTCTTCTTTTAGCAAATTCTTTAGCTAAAAATTCTGGTACAGAAATAGGAATACCTTTCATATACAAACTAATCCCTTTTACCTCAAAATGCTCATCTCCGAGATTCTTAATATCTTCCATCCATTGAAGAAGGTCTTTACGTTCTTCAGCATTACGATTAATTTCTTCAACTTTTTTTTCAATTTCTAATTCTTCAGAAGTTTTAGGAATCTCAAAAATAGCTTTTAAATTAGCTATTTCTTCAGGATCTTCGTCTGAAGTGTTAAGGATTAATTCATAATTAGAAATTAATTCTTTTTCATCTAAAAATGTTTTTTGATACATTTTGTTGTTGATAAAACATACAATAGTATGCCCAACTCTAGTTGCTTTAATCATTGTTTGTTAATTTTGATTTATTAAAAATTCTATATTCCCAGTACTCTCTACTTATTCTTAAAGGTTTTCCAAAAGAATTAGATGTAGCTTCATAACGTTTTTTTGTCGGATTCCATATATAATGTATTCCTTCTAAGTATATACTTAATCTGGTTATCTTAACCACCTTTCTTTCTTCTACAGAAGAGTATACAGGTCTGATTATAATATCTCCTACTTGCACATCATTTCCAAAATAATCTTTTGCTATTTCATTTTCCATAATTAAGGTATTAAATGAATTCTTTTATAACGATTTTGCTCCACTTTTTCTAACCATTTAAACTCCTCATCATTCAGATTCACATAAAGCATAGGATTAATTTTTTTCCAAAATTGTTTTGGAGCAGATTTATTAAATCTGTAAAATGCTACACTTAAATTTTGTTCTGTAATCTCTGATTGTCTTAGATTAGTTATTAAAGGAACATTTTTAAAGAAATCCTGAACTTTATCAGCTATTTCTAAATACTTCTTATCAAAAAGACCTTTACTTTCTACATAATTATACACACTTATAATAAAAGATTCCTTACTTTCTTTACTATAAAATTTAGAGTTTAGTTCGATATTATTAAAAGAATTGTAATTAGTAGTAAAAGAAGATAATTCGTCAATTAATTTAGAAATCTCAGGATTAATATTTAATAATGCATGAGAGTATTTTGAAGAATGGCTTAGGATTTCTCTTAAAGACTCGAATTCTGGTGATCTAGCTATCTTAATTGCAGTTACTGCTTTGATAAAAATTCGATTTTCCATATAATTTAAAGGATTTATTAGGTTGACTGCATCTTTTAAATATTTAACATTTGAAGGAGCTATATAGAAAACATTAAAGTATCTTTTCTTAGAACTTCCGTAAATATCGGTGAGTACATAATGTACAAATCTTAACCAACGTTGGTCTTCTTTAAGTCCTGCTACATATAAAATCCTCTTACTTCCTTCAATCTGCCTTTTCTTCATTTGATGTGCTTTAAAAGCACCTGAATAACTATAAGAATCGTCATATTTATAAATATTAAACACAGTATTATCAGAGGATTTTCTAGCACTTCTTTGTGCTTTTAGCCAATCTGGATCAATAATAGTATTTTGATAAGATTTAGTAAAAGCTAAAAGAGCCTTCTTTTCTTCTTTTTGTACCGTACTAATTATAGTTCTCCACTCACTTTTAGGGTAGTTTTCTAATTTCAAAAAAGTTTTATAATGCTTTAAATTTATAGTAGCATCTGCCTTTTCCCTTACAAAATAAAATAAAGGTCTATCTACAGTATTTGCTATATATTTACTCTTTCTTGAATCATGGGTTCCTACTATACGATAACAAGGAGCATTTCTTTTTATTAAAGTTGCTATCTCATTATTTTGATGTTTTAAACCTGTGTTATTTACATAGTTTGGAGAATGATAATCTACAAAAAACCTAAAACCTTCAAAAGAATCTACATTAAAACCTATTTTATCGTAAGGAATGAATTTCCATTTAGGCATCTCTTTATTAGAAAATAATTCTGATAGATACAAAGTAGGTGAATAGTTCTTAGTAATAAAATTTAAAACAATATCATTATGTCTATTCTTAATGAAATTTATGAAATTATCTGTTTCGTATTCATTCTCAGCTTTCCATCTATCCAATAATTCTTGTTTAAGTGCTTTTATTTTATTTAAAATGGCTTCTTTTGTTCTAGGAGTATATTTTACATCTTCTCTTGTTTGAATAATGTCCAATTCTCCAATATCAAACTTTAAAGCTACAGGAAGTTTTATTGACTCTTCGCCTAAAGAATCCCAATCAATGGGGTAGGCCACTTTTCCTAAGCACATATGTAGACCTGAAAAAGGATTACCATTACTTGATATTTTCCAATTATCTCCTTCTATAATAGTATAGTCATTGGCGATATTCGTTCCTTTAAAATATACATTATCAAAATAAGCTAATTGTTTTTTACACTCTTCTTGAAATCTATGAGTCTCAGGTTGAGGATTGGACCAAGAGTATTGTTTTGTAGTTTTGATATAGACCTTAATCTCTGTCCCATTTCTTTCATCTGTAGGAATATCCATAACTACATCTAATCTAGGAGACTTTTCTCCCTTTCTTAGCATATAAAAATACTCAGTGCCATTGTAACGAGTTCTGATATAGACTACATCAGTATACGATAACCCCGATTTAGAGCCAATACCAAAAGCTCCTATAAGATTATTTGTATCTTCTTTGGTAGATTTAAGATAATTACAAAATACATCTCGTACTCTCTCAGGACTTAAACCTACTCCAAAATCTTCAGTAGCCCAATAATGCCCTGTATCATCTTTACTAATAGTAACAATTACAGGATCATCATTAAAATCTGATAGTCTCTCTTTAAGCTCATAAATATAATCATCAGTATAATTATTGTAAATAGAATACTCTTTACGAATATCCTCAACAGAATTTTCTTTAATAAATTTTGCTTCTGCATGAGAATCGAAAGAATTACTCACATACTCTCTGACTACTGCTCCAATAGAATTTTTATAAGGATCTTGTAATAAATCCCATAATTTATCCATATCAGATTCGCTAATTTTAGCATCATAGCCGTCGAAGACCACGTTAGAATCGTAGCCGATTTGCTTGTCTGTTTCTCTTTTCATTAGATTAATTTGTTTAATTCTTTGGTAAAAATTTGTCGTGCTTTTTCTTTACCAACTTCCTTTACTAGATCTGAAAAATCTTTTGTATCATTTATATTAGGAAGTAAAAAATATGGTACATTAAAATATTCACTAAATTGTTCAGATAAATTAATACCTGCATTATCATTATCAAAAAGACAAACTACTTTCTTAAATCTTGATTTATATTCTTCCATAACAGAGTCTTTCATCATAACTGATTCAGATTGTAGACCGATAGACGGGACTCTTAAAACGTCACGAATACTCATAACGTCTTTAAGTGATTTAGTAATAATTAGTAATTCTCCTTTTGAAGGTAATTGACTATATCCTTGATGTACGGAATAATTGGCGTTATTTATCCACTTGAATTTTTTACTAAAAGGCTGATAGATTTTATAAGTGGGAATATTATCTTTAAACTCTGCATAAGCATATGCAAGATCATCTGCTTTATAAGCATCTCCATTAAAGAATACATAACTTATAGGAAATACGTTATATTTTATTAATGTTCGTTTTGTTATGCCAAAACTGGACCAATAAGACTTATCTTTTATTTGCCAATTCCTAATTTTTATTCCCAACTTGACTTGTTCTTTCTGCACTACTTTTTTCATAGTCTGATAGTATTTTTTACCATCAGTAATTTGTAGACTCGTAAGATTAAAATCAAAAGCAATTTTCATTAAGGCCTCATAATAAGTAATATTAAAAAGTTTACATACAAAAATTATAGCATCTCCACAATCTCCTGTAGCATAATCTTTGAACATTAATATTCCTTGTTGATGTTTATGATAATATATACCAAAAGACGGTACATTATCTTCTCTTAATGGGCTATGTAGTCTATCTCCTGATTCTACCTTTTCCCCAATATAAAAAGAATAAATATCTTCTTGAGATATTATATTAAAGATATCTTCTCTAGTAAGGTGTTCGTTAAAAGCAATAGAATTTAAGTCTAATTTCCCCATCCTATAAAATAAAAAATAGAAAGGCCTCTTAATGAGGCCTCTCTACAAATTTAACGATTAATCCCAATCATCGTCATCAGTACTTGAAGAACTTTTTTCTGATACTGAAACAGGAGAATCTTCTTCAAGACGCACCATAGCATCAAGATCGCCTTGTTTTAAGCGACTTTCTTCTTCCAATACAGTCATAGGCTCCATAAAAGGAACCCAAGAACGAGGCTGAATATACTTTTTAGTATATTGAGCAGTCCCATAATTAGCAAATACTCTAAATTTAAGACCAGAAGCCAATCCATCTCGGATAAGCTTCATACAAGTATCTAATAATTCTTTAGGAGTTTTTACCACAGGAATTTGGAACTCTGATCCATAAATAGCATGAATAATATGTTTCAAAATTTTACCTTGCTTTAAGGTTTGCTCTTTCATATTAGCATATTGAGTATCAGCTGTTACATACCAAAAAGAAGTATTACAAGATCCTCCATTAGCATCTGTAAATACTAATTTATAATCAGGAGCTTGTTCTTTGTCATCAGCTTTCTTCTTTTCTATAGAAATAGTCACATTATTAACAATACCTGCTTTACCTCCATTAAAAATTACTGCTGATGTACCAGCATCATAACTGCTGTCATTTAAATTAATCATTGTTTAAAAATTTTAAAAGTGTTTTTATTAATTATACTATTCTTCAATAAATTATGCCCATTCTTCGTCAATTTGTGTATCTTCTTCGTCATCTGAAGAGTCCGCAACAAATACTGGTCCTGGAGAATTAGGAACTTCTTGAACTTCTTCTTCCATTATAGTTTCTAATTCTTCTGCATTATCCTGTGAAGATTCTATTAATACAGATTCAGATTCAATAGAAGATACTTCAAAATAAGGCTGACCTTCTACAGCTGTTAAATGTAAGTGATTCTCTACATCTGTATTAAGGTTTTGAATTTTAGCAATGTATTCGTAAATACGCTTATTACTGATACTACATTGCTTTGTGAGTTGTACTCCATTAGGATCCTCATTAGCGCTTGCCATTACTAAAATGCTATCTCCGCTAAATCCAAAAGTAATGTAAGTCTCTCCTCCTTCTAATCCTAATGCTTCTTGTGCAGCAGTATTAAAAGAGAATTTACGACCTGCTCCTTTTTTTGCCAATGATGACATAGTTACTACAGGTGTGTTAAACTTTTCTACTTTTTTAGTTCTTAATGTGGGTACTCCCCAAATTACTTCTTTGTTCATTTTTTTGTGTTTTTAATTAATTAATTAATTTTTTTATTCAATCTACTTGTTATTGTAATTATTATTTATACTAATAAATTTCCCCATTTTGCAACCATTTCAATAACCTTGTTAGTTTGGAAATTTATTTTTAAAAGTGAAATTACAAACCATAATATTCTCTGATAGCTGTATTAACTAATACTAAATCATTGTCGATTTCTTCACTATCGAACATTTCTAATGGAGTTTTACAAGTATCTGTGCCTGAACTCACAGTTCTGAATAAATGTTTATTAGGTTGTCCAGGAACTTTTTTTATTTCTGTATATAAAACAATAGAGCTAAAGCTTTCAGGAACAAATCTTTCTAATTGTTTTCCCTGTACTGCGATTCTTTCTGAAGCAAATCCAGACTCATCATAATGAGTTTCTGGATGTGCAAAAAGATACACAATTACATCATCTCTAAGTTTTTCATTAATAGTGTTTATCAAGTCATATTGGCCTCCACTCATTTTAGTCCACTTACCGAAACCTTGTTCTGCTCTAAAAGCAGGACTCATTACTGTATCAGTCATAATTCTTGACCAAGTATCCACAATAATAGTTTTGATTTTGGAATTTTTATGACATTCTTTAAGTTTTTGGATTACAGAAGCTATATCAGAAGTCTTGACATAGTTACCGTTCTTTTCATTATACTTCTCTCCAAACTTTTTAAATGGCAAAGGTTTTTGGTCTGTATTGATAATTACTGTCTCTGTTGGATCCAGATTTCTCAAAGACGTAGATTTCCCCATGCCGCTTTTTCCAACGACAAATACTAGTTGTCCCATAATAAATTAATTGTTTTTTGATTGATTTAACCTCTTATTAAAGATACGAAAAAACCTGCATTTATCAGCGTTTTTCCGCGATTATTTCGTGTTTAACATCAACACTTTTTACTTTTCTTTTCTTCCACATTTTACCACGTAAATGTGGATTTTCTTCTTGCACTAAACGAGAAGCTCTTGCTATAGAATCTATATACTTTATCTCTCTGTTTTCCATATCTTTTAAAAAATCTTTAACAGATTTAGAAGTATCATATCCTATACTTTTTAAATATTTAAAATACAGTTTTTCATTCGAGTCCCTGTATTTCGGATTCAAAACGAGCTCTTGTTGTACCCACATTTTTAATTCCGTGATCATACTTTACTACTATTATTTTTAAATTAGTGGTATACCTCTGAATTAGTTTTTCTACAAAATACCAGTCTCCGCCTCCTATACCACAACCTATTTCAGGAAATCCAAAGATTAAACCTTTATTCTTAAAATCTCTATTAAGAGTTTTAAGAACTTTTATTAAAGCAGTATATTCAAAATTAGCCCCTGGTTTAAATTGAGTATATAAATTAAGTATCATTTTACCTTTTTTAAACTCGTACTGATGCCCAGTATAAGTTCCTAATTTCTTGAAATCACCAAATTTTGTAGTTTTATCTGCTTCAAATACTTCAGGATATTTACCAGCTATTTGACCTGCTATTCCTGCTCCCATAGTATGGAAACAATTACAGCCATGTACCATAACATCTATATTTCCTTTTTCATATTCCTCTAGTAGATTCCCTATTATTGTTTTTACTATCATTGTATTTCTCTAAACATTTTTTTAATTCTTTGATTTCTAGATCCCATTCATTAGCATCATAGTCCCAATTATTAGCTACAGCTAAAGACCTCATTCTCTGAGCATAAGATAACTCTGCTTCAAGTAATGCTTTACTCTTCTTTTTTACTTGCATAATATTTCATCACTTTATCTAGTTCTTCAGGCCTTCTGCCACCAAGTTCTTCTGCTGATGGTAATTGATAGTAAGCACCTATTTCACCAATAAATAAAAAACTAGCAAGTAAGTTTCTTTTACCATTACGATTTTTAAGAATCTTTACTAGTCTGTATCTGTCTTTATATTTTGTAATATCAAATCCTAAACAGGTTTGTACTCCATAATAAAAAGGACTAGCTATTGCTATAACGGTATTAGCGTCTTCTGCAGTATTACCAGAATCTTTAATATCACTTAATAAAGGCTGCCAATTATCTTCTTCTCTTCTGTCCATTTGTTCTGATCCTCTATTCATTTGAGAAATTACTACAGGACTAAATCGACACATATTTCTAAAAAATACTAAATGCCTAGAAGCCATATCAATAGCCTCTTTTTTAGTTTTATAATCTTTATAATTAATTAATCCAATATGATCAATAACAATTAAAGTGATAAGAGTTGGATCATTGGGGATATAATCTAAAATATTCCCCTCGGCATCTCTTATCACTTTTCCTCGTTTTTCTGCGTAATTAACCAAATCTCTAAATAAAGATTTTGGACTTAAAGAAGTTTTGAAATAAATGTACTTATCTTGTATAGCTTCTAATTGTTCTTTGTAATTATCAATTAAAGCATCTACTTCAGGAGGTATTTCAGTATTACCAACACTTAGCATTTCGTCTACATCAGTTAATATACCGTGTTCTTCCCAAATTAATTTAGCAATATGTTTTGCAATTTGTTCTTCTGGAGTAAGCTCTAATGAATAATAGATAACTTCAAGTTTATGAATATAATTAGGATGTGCTTCTAAAAAATTAATAGCTCCAAAAACATAAGTAGAGTTAACAAAAGCTGTTTTACCAACAGAGGTACCAGCGAATATAAAATCATATCTTGCCTGTTGTATATTTTTAATATGATTACTAAGAGTAGTAAATCCTCCGAAAGGAATTCCAGTATTTAAACCTTTCTTTCCTCTTTCTATTTGCTCTTTGAGTCTATCCCAATATTTTGCTTTTCCCATAATTTAAATACTTTCTTCATTCCACTCTTTCTGCTCTGTTCCTGATGTATCTATTAAACTTTTCCAAGATTCCCACATAGCATTATTAAGGACTGTCTCCATAGCTGGTAAAAAGGCTAACTTTCCTGTTTGTTTTTGTTTCGCTACAAACACAATAATTGCTTTTTTAGCCTCTTCGTGTTGTTCTTTAGTTTTTACTTTTTTGAGATATTTGGCTTCGTGTTTTTTACCTATAACAGTATCAACATCAGCAGCTCTGAGAACTCTAGAGCCTACTCTAACTGGATAAAGATTATAAAATTCTATAAATCGAATTTCATCTTCTCTGATATTCAAAAGTTTACAGACATTTTTATTACTTAAAATAGTTTGTTTGAATGGCACTCTTTCTTTATTTAAAATAAATTTAGGATTCATTATTTGTATTCTGTTTCTAATAATAACAGCTTCTGATTTTCCAAATACTTTTTCAATACGTTCAAAATCTTTATGATAAAGTAAATAGAGCAAACAATATTCATCAGGAGTTACATTATAGCGAACACAAGCGTTTAAATCTATTTCAATTTTCATCTCTCATATCTTTTATTCTAATACCTAATATATTACCAATAGTGTCGACTGTGTTAATAGAAGCTTCAATACTAGATTCGTCTGGTTCCCAAGAACCATCTTGTAGCATTAATAAATCAGTATAAATAGCATCTAGACAACATTTTAAAGCAGATTCCGTAGCTTTATCTTTAATTACTTTACTCATAATATTTGTTCTTGAATTAATATTTTTTCTACTTCTTTTATCAGATCACTGATAGTTCCATTATTATCAATAATATATTCGAATTCCCAATCATCAAGGCCTGTTTCTGAAGGATGGTTTCCTGTATCTCCCCCTCTGTTCACACGAATAAGAATACCTCCATGATTTATAACAGACTCTGCTTCATTAAGAAATCTAACATCTGTAATTATCCAATTGGGATATTCTATATTAGAAAATCTATCGTCTGGTTTTTGGTCTACATAATCAACCCAAAAAGCATTAGCCCAAACATTTTCATGTAGTCCATTTCTCATAGCATCAGTTCCCAATCTTTGGAAAAATTCTCGAACAGTCATTTGTTTTTTAAAACCATTTTTATCTACATAATTCCAAATTTCAGGAAGATATGATTCTTTGAAATTTCTGTCTTCGAACTTCTCAACGGGTACTCCAAGAATGATAGAAGTTATTTCTTTAAGTTTACCCGCCATTTTTTTAATTTCCCAATCAGACTTGGGAAGAACGAGTTTTCCCATGGCTATATCTACTATTTCAGAATGTACTAAATTTTTCTCCATAAGAGCTTGGATAATTAGGCCCATAGTATCTTTACCTGAGCCTAATTTCCCACTAATTCCTATTACCATAATTTTATTTGTATTGATTAATAAATTCAGATAAAGTCACATTATAAATAGTGGACTTATCAATTCCTTCTAACCTGTTTTTTAACCAACTTTCTTCCTGAGTATCAGGAGAATATAGATTTATAAAGATAGCGATTTTATCTTTTTGATACCTCACTACTCTTCCCAATTGTTGGATAAAAGTTCTTTTAGTTGAGTTACTTCCAGCAATAATTCCGATAGAAGCATCAGGTACATTAAACCCTTCATTTAAAGCTTTCACAGAACTTAAAATTCGAACTTTAGTTCTTTTGTCTTTAAACCTTTTAATGACATTTTCTTGGTCTTTTTTAGTAAGCTTACTATGAAAAGTCATAGAGATATCTCCGAGTTTTTCTTGAAGTTTTTCTGCAAATTCAGTAGTAGCACTAAAAATGAGTCCATTCCTATCAGGAAATAATTCAACTATTTTACTAACAGCTTCTATTTTATTACTATTATTTAAGCAGATTTTTTTTCGAGTCCTCATAGAATTATAGTAAGCAGCAGCTTTACCTGCTTTAACAGAATCCCCAGAACTCATCCATTCTTGAGCTTTTCCTATTCCTCCGTATCCCAACTGAGAAGCAAAATATTTAAAACTATTATCAGATTTTTTATAAGCAACTGCTTCTTCATTTGATAAAGGAATTGCTATATTATAAATCTTATACTCAGAAATCCATTTATTTTTCAGAGCTTCTGCTACAGTAATAACATCAAAAATATCTAAATATTTAAGAATAATCTCATGAAGACCATCTTCTCTTTCTAAAGTAGCAGTTAGTCCTAAAATATATTTATATCCACTTACACTGAATATTTCTTTAAATGTTTCAGCAGCATATCTGTGAATTTCGTCTAGAACTAGGAAATCTACATCTCTTTGGTATTTAATGGCAGTATTAATAACTGTTACAGTAGCAATATTAATTTTATGAAGTTTTAATTCTGATAACCATTGATGCTTTAACTCTATTGTAGGAACAATAACTTCTACAGTTTTTATATTTTTCTTTTTAATCATTCCTTTAATAGCTCGAATTGCTGTGTAAGTCTTACCAAAACCTGTTGGATAACAAGCTATTCCTTGATAATTATAATTTTGCCATTTATTTAATCCTATTTTTTGTCTTTCATTTCTATCCATCTTTTAAATATTGTAATTCAAATAATCTGATCTGCTTTAAGAGCAGTCTTCTAGCAGTATCATCTATTCTTTGTCCTCTAGCACTCGCTATTGTCTTTAATATATCGTAATCTCTTGGAGTAAGTTTTACAGCAATTGCGTATTTTCTTCCTGGATATCCTTTTACTAAAGAGGGTTCTGGAAATACATAAGGAAATTTCTCTTGTACTTCTTTAGTATTTTTTAAAAATGTAGCATCATTATAAATCAAAGCATAATAAGGATTCCTTTTAGCATGATTAATAGTAGATCTGTCTATAGGACCAAAAATAGAAGCAATTATCTCTTCAGTATAGCCAAATTTATAATGCAATAAAGCAATCATATAATCTCTAGGATCTATATATTTTCTTTTCCTGCTCCTCTTTTCTTTACTAAATACATTTTTATAATACCTGATAATATCACCGTCATCATATATTTTTTCTTGCATATTTATTCATATTTACTAATCATATAATCTACAGCAGTATTTTTTAAAGCATTTTTAAATTCTTTTGAAAAGTCCAAATCTTCTATATCACTTCCTTTATAATTGATACTTGAAATATTCCACTCTCCTCCCCTATTAACTGCTTTTACATCAAAAGAATAAGGTTTACTACCGTCTCCTGCTAAATAATAAACTCCATGTAAATCAAACTCAAAATTTTCAGTTCGGCTAATTTCTTCTTCAAGTGATACAGTGTCTAAATAATAATAAATATTTTCTTGATCTTCACTATCATTTAGCAGACCACATTCTAAGATTGCCATATTTTGACAAGTATAGATTTTTTGATTAATTATTACAGTAGATTTAAAATTCTTATCTACTTTTTTTATAATATATCCTTTACTCATAATTTTTAAATAATAAATGAACTAATAATAGAAATATAAAATTTTTAATTTTCTGTAGCATTTTTTCTAAGTTTTACTTTGATTTTAGAATTCTTAAACTCTTTTCTCATTTTTTTAATTAAAAAATGATTTAAATTATTTTCTATTAAAAAATCATGCATTCCTCTTTCAGTTATACCAACTTCTTCAGCAGCTTTTTTAATAGAAGGAGTGAAGCATAAAGCATTAATACATACTTGACGCTTCAACTCCTTTATTGTTTTTATAGTATCAAAATCACCGTTATACTTTAATCCCATAATTTAATTTTAATGTGCCCAATAATCTGTTATACAAGGCTCTGCTTTTAACTTTACAATCTTGCAAAAAACATCTCCTGCTTTTTCCATAGACTCTTTAAGTTTAGAAGCCATTATCCCAGAAAGTTCTTTTGGGCATTCTAAATGTAGTTCATCGTGAACTACATTAGGCATTAATACTTTAAATAAAAGCTTTTGTTCTACTAAAATTCTAAACATATAAATTCCAGCAAGTTTAGTAATATCTGCTGAAGTTCCTTGAATTGGATAATTTAAAGAAGTTCTTTCTATATTACCTTTAATGATGAAAAATTGCCTTACTTTAGGTCCTAATTCATTTTTAAAGAAATCACTATTTAAAGCTTTTTCTTTTTTATAAGTTTCCCAAAAACCAGGAGTATCATAAAGCTCTTTTTGAAGTTTTTTATAAGTTTCAAAATCTTCTACAAAACATTTTCTTTTACTAACATTATTGAATTCTATATACCCCAACTCTAAAGCTTTTTTCTTCTCTTTAGAAAAATGATTAGCTAATCCAGGAAAAGCTTTAAAATAGGCTTGATATACCTTTTCTCCTTCTTCTAAACTAATATTTAGATTTTGTGCAATAGTTATTCCCTGTCCTCCATAATTAATAGCAAATCCAGCAGATTTAGCAATTTGCCTTTTCTTACTATGATTTTTCTTTATCTCATCTAAGGTTAAATTAGATAATTCAGGATAAATCTTAGAAGCAACAAAACTATGCATATCACCTAAACCGTCTCGATAAAATCTTATGATATCTTTATCTTGCGATTTATTAGCTAAAACGATCTGTTCTTGTCCAGAATAATCGGCTACAATAAGAGTATTTCCTTTATTCGCTACAAAACAATGACGCGTTCTATCATCTGAAGGAACATTCTGCATATTAGGAAGTTGTTTTATCCCTCTTTTAGGGATTCCTTTTTGTCCTGAAGAAAGCCTGCCTGTATTCATAATCTGAGTATAATTAGTATGAATTCTTCCTGTAATAGGATTTATATAATCAAACCAATTTTCTCCATAAGTAGATACTAATTTTTCAGCTTCTTTATATTTTAAATAAATAGGAATTAAAGGGTGTTTATTTTGTTGAGGAGCTATTACTTTTTTTTCTACAGAATCTTTAAATAATCCAGATTTTTTATCTTTAGTTTGAGTGTTGATACCCAACTCTTTGAATAAGGGAATAACTTGTTTTTCGCTATTCCAATTAATTTTAACTTTTAGTCCCTGCCCAAATAAATCTAACTGATTATCTATATATTTAGAAAATTCAGAATTATCTAAAATAAATTTATCCAAACTCTCTTTAATAGTTTGGAGATTCTGTTTATCCTCTAAACATTTCTTTTTCCAAGCCTCGACATCAAGCCTAACTCCACAATATTCTATATAAGCAAGTACTTTTACATATTCATTATCTAAAGAAACCGTTTTATTTAAATTTAAACGATTAACTTGTTCCATCTGCTTATTCTTAATATCGTGGAGATATTTTACATCATCAGCAGCATATTGAATAACTCTAGTAGATAATCCTTCTCTATGAATATTTCCTCTAATAGTTTTATCTAATTGCTTTTTACAATATTTATCTACAAGAAAATCCAAAGCCATTCTAGCTGAAGGAATACCAGTATGGAGTATTCTTTCTACTAACATAGTATCATAAACTCTACTAGGAACAATTCTATGATGATATAAAAATCTTAAATCGAACTTAGCATTTTGCATTAAAATAATCTTAGACTCTATTAAATCTTTGAATTTTCTAATATCTACTGTTTTTGTATCTATGACATATTGATTTTCTTTGTCGCCTAGTTGCAGACTTACTATATTTTTAGTATAAGGATCAAAACCTTCAGTTTCTGTATCTAATGCTACTTCTTCTTTATCCTGAAAATATTTTAAACAATCTTCTACACAGCTAAAACTATAGGCACTTGGATCAAAAGCAGACTTTTGATTTGTTATTAAATACACCATAATTTTAATTTTTAATAAGACACGTGACCATAGAATATATATTTTCCTGATCCCTCATTTTTACTTTTTTTATATTTAACTTTTGCTACTAAAGGATTTATTTTATCTAATTCTTTTATCATAGTAATATGAAAATCGGCTTTATATTTTTCTGCTAATTGTCTGGCAAAAGCAACAGCTTCTCCTTTAGTTTGAAAAGTTTTAGGACACTCTCGACATTCTATAAATAATGGTTCTACTTTATATAATAATAACCATTTCTTTGTCCCAGAAGTAATTATATGATCTACTTGACTTTTGATTTTATTTTTATTCAAAATAGGTTCTTGAATACAAATACCTTCTCCTAAATCAAATTTGCTTAATTTATCTAATCTGTCTTCTATAAAATCGCCTAAATTCTTTTTAGAATTTTTAAAAAGATTAGTAACATCTTTAAATCTAAATTCATTATTAATTTTACCATTATAAATATCATTACCGTATTCTTCTTCAGCTTCTTTTTGAGCGTTATAAAAAGCCTCTTTTATAGTATATCCTTTAGATACTACTTTATAACTTATACTCCCCATAATTTAATTTTTTAAAAAATATAACGTATTGTGTTCCAAGGAATTATAGCGTCATGAATGACTTTAAATTCTTGAATCCATTTTTGTTTATATTCTAATTTATATCTTACATTTTTACCTCCGTATTGAGAAATTTTATTTTCTTGAAATTTAGGTATCCATAAAAGATTTTCTCCTTTTTTGTTTTCTTTTAAATTTTGTAAATGTTTTTTCTCGTTATGAGTTAAAAATATTACTTCTGACAATACCTCATGTTTATAATCAGGATCTACATAATCTTCTAACATTATAAACAATTCACTGTAATTTTCTCTCCATCCTTTATGAGTTATTACAGGACTAAAATTTACATGGACATCATAACCAGCTTCTATAAAAACGTTAATAGCTTTTATCCTATCAATTATATCAGGAGTATTAGGCTCTACTAACTCTTTAATTGTTTGAGGCATAAGACTAAATCTTATTCTTATTTTCTTTTTAGGATTAAATTCTAAAAAATTTAAAGGAATAATTTTAGTAGCTAAAGTTGCTTTAGCGATAGGATGGTCTACAAAAAATTGAAATATCTTTTGCCAATCATATTGTTTACTATGTAAAGCAAAATCCTCATTACAGGCTATATCGTAAGTAATAAACCGAGAATCAGTCTGATTTGGTTTTTTTACATCTGCATAAAAATATGCATGATTATTAATAGCTGTTAATATATCTCCTATATTGTTAGCTATTGATAATCCTTTAGGTTTATGACGTTTCATATAACAATAAGAACAATCTAATAAACACCCATAACCAAAAGAAGGAGTAATATAATCGCTACTCCTTCCTGATTCTCTTATTTTAAATGTTTTACGAGTTACTTTTTCTAATACTTTTTCCATAATTAAATAGGTAAATCCAACATAACATTATCCACATGATTAGGATTTCCTTTATATTTTTCAATCAACATTGCTATTTTACTATTACTCGCTTTAGTAATAAGAGAACATTCTTCTATAATGTGTTTATCAATTTCTCCATCTTCGTCTAAAGAAAATACATCAAAGAAATATCCCAAAGTATTGTCAAATCCATAAGCAACTAATTCTTTCTCTTTTTCAATAGTATATCTACTCATAACTTTTTCTTTATAGTTTTTAACTCTTCAATTTTTTCTAACCAGTAAACATTGTTAGTTCTGGTGAATACATCTTCATAATATTGAATTTCTTTTTCAATAATAATTGTAAGTATTCTCTTTTCTTTCTCACTCATCTTTGTTTTGGTTTAAAATATCCTGTATAGTCTCTTTAATATATGTTATATCAACAAAAGAATCTTTAGGTGTTTCATTTATTTCATCCAAGATATCCTTAAGAGATTCTATTATATCTTCTTTACTCATCTTTGTTTTGGTTTAATAAAATCAATTTCTTCTTTAGACATAATTTCCATTCTTTCATTTTGCCAATCTGTACCTATAATGGCAAGTGCTTGACCCATATCAAAACCCGTTTCAGAATAACAAAATAATTCTTCACCTGTATCATCATAAACATGAGTGATGTCTACAGTGTCATGTGACCACACATAAAGATACCTTTCATTTGTACTACCATAAGGTCCTTCTTCATCATATTTTATTTTTCTATATTGACTACTCATCTTTGTTTTGGTTTAATTGTTTGTATTGCCACCCATATTTACGAGTCCATACTCTTTGTATATTACCACTCTCTAAATTTTCAAGCAACCATTTATCCTTATCTGTTATAATAGGTTTTTTGCCATTTACTTTAACGTATTTAGTATAGAACTCTAATAATGAAATCTTACTCATCTTTGTTTTGGTTTAATGCTTCTATTTCTTCATATAAATCATATCCAAATTCTTCTTTACATTCTTCCATAGAGTTGTCAAATAAATCATACACAACACCTTCTATGTCAAATTTAATCTGTACTACATCACCTGCTTTTACATCATTAGGTAGTACTATTGTTCTATATACTATTCTTTTACTCATCTTTGTTTTGTTTTAATTATTCATTAAAAGGAATCCACTTCTCTATTCTGTTTGCTATTTTCTTATCTCCAAACATCACATTTACTAATCCTAAGCATAGAATACTCATCACCACCAACATAACTAACACAATCATACTAACCGCAAGCTGTAAAATGAATTGCCCTACTGATTTAGATTCTAATAGCTTCATTGCCCCCCATCCTATTCCATATATTACTGCAATATTGCAGATCATCCAGGTTAAATAACCCATTCCTAATAATATTTTACTCATCTTCATTTTATTTTAATCTACTACACCGTTTCCATAGAACATATCAAATTTTGTAGACTCGTTTAGTTCTTTGTACCATTTTAGATATTCTGTATTTAATGTTTCATCTTCAAACTTATAATAACTACCATTACAATATCTTAAACTATTGTTTGATTTATCAAATTTTTTAAAGATTTCTTCTTTGGTCCCTTCCCAAGTTTCTATTTTGGTAATTACAGATTTAGTATCCAAATATCTAAAGCCTGTCTCTGTAATTACTGTTTCGTTTTTTGGGTTCCAATACTCAATTCTTGCCCTCATCCTTGTTTTGTTTTAATTCATTACTTGTATTACATCTTGTACATAGTCTTTTATTAGAAGCTACTAATCCTAACTTAGGAGTGTGCCATGTGTCCTGCTTACAATAACTGCAATGCTGCCATCCTTGTTCAGTTACTTTGTATACACTTTTCTTACTCATCTTCTTCTACAATTTCTATTAACT